TTCATACACAAGTTATGCTAGATCATATAGAAGCACAGTTAGATAAAGCATTAAAAGATATTGAACATTTAAAAGATAAAGTACGAGCAAATGGAACAAATCATTAGTACAGTTGTGGCTCTTTGTATGTTTGTTGCAGGTGAATTAACTGAACATAGAATACAACCTGCTATGTCAGATTGTTTGAAAGGTAAAAGAGTTGCAGAACGAGGAGCAAATGATAATATAGAATATAAGTGTGGTAAAGTAAAAGCAGAGTTAGAAGAAAATATTGATGGTAGTAAAGCAATCAAAAAGATAGTAGAATAAATTATGGCAAAGACACCAGCATGGCAGAGAAAAGCAGGAAAGAATCCCAAGGGTGGATTGAATGCTAAAGGTAGAAGAAGTTACAACAAAGCTACAGGTGGTAATTTAAAAGCACCAAGTAAAAAGGTAGGCAACAAAAGAAGAGCTAGTTTTTGTGCGAGGATGAAAGGCATGAAGAAGAAATTAACTTCAGCTAAAACTGCAAGAGATCCTAACAGTAGAATTAATAAATCACTTCGTGCTTGGAACTGTTAATGCAGAAAAAGGGTTGGAAAAAACAAAAGGTTCAATCATTAATATGTGGCTACTGTAAAGAGTGCGACAAACAATTAATGAGTGATGAAGGTGGTTGGATAGTAACCCACAAGAAACAATATTTTTGTCATGATGGTAAAGAAGGAAGTTGCTTTGATAACTATTGTGAGTTAAAAGTTAAACAACAACAACAACAGGAGTATGGTTATGTATGGTAAATCAAAAGGTAAAAGCAAACTAACATCTAAACAAAAAAAGCTACCATCTTTTTTACAGAAAAAGATAATGAAGTCTAAAGCTAAAAAGAAAAAGTAAATGAAGAAAAAAAGTACAGTAAATAAAGCTGGTAATTATACTAAACCTGCTTTAAGAAAGCGATTGTTTAGCCAAATAAAAGCTAGAAAGACAATGGGTACTGCTGCAGGTCAATGGTCTGCAAGGAAGGCTCAGTTACTTGCCAAGACTTATAAGTCTAAAGGTGGTGGGTACAGATAATGGCATTGGCTAAACGACAACGAAGTTTAAAAGCATGGAGTAAACAAAAATGGCGAACAAAGTCTGGCAAAAAATCCTCGGTTACTGGAGAAAGGTATCTTCCAAGTGCAGCGATAAAAAACTTATCTGCTTCAGAGTATGCAAGAACTACTGCTGCAAAAAGAAAAGCTAAAAAATCTGGTAAACAATTTAGTAAGCAACCTAAGTCTATAGCTTCTAAAGTAAAAAGATATAGAAGCTACAGTTAAATATTAATTTGTTTTAGTTCTTCGAACTCTTCCCAAATAGAATTTTCTGCACTCCAATAATTTTTCTTATCTTGCTTGTTTCTTAATGAGTGAATGATTGTGGTATGATCTTGATTAAATAATCTAGCCATAGAAGATAAGCTAACATTGTAACCTTCATACAATAGATTATAGATTATACTTCTTGCTCGAACTACATCCCTTGTTCTACCTTTACTAAAGATGTCATGTTTGCTTACAGTATATTTTTCACACACTTTATCTACAAGTTTTGATACAACTTCGATGTTTGCGTTCTTTGTTTTAAATGTAGTAGCAATTTTAGTTTTATTATTGCTATCCATTATTGGTTGTCTTTGCATTAGTTCTGCTGCGTACAGAAATCCTTCCGAGAACCCTACCTCATATAATCTTTCTTCTTGGTTCGTGAGAAGGTAAAATGCTTTCTTAACCTTATAGATAAAGTGATTCTGATTTAAGTTTTTAATGTGTTTGTTATAGTGTGTGCTTATATTTATGGTCATAGATTCCATACAGTTTCCTTTCTTTTTTTTCAACTATTAAGTTAATAACTATTTATCTGTCATTAACTGTTCTTTTGTCTGCTCTATTTGCCAAAGTAATTTATAAGAATCTTGTTGATACTTATTTACTTTCAGTTTCGCTTCCAGATACTTCTCGTGTTTCTTCGCTTGAAGATCCTTTAGCTTCTGCAGACGCATTCGGATTTGTTCCATCATGCTCCTTTTTTACTGTTGTAAAATCGTACTTTAAGTTGTCGATTTTTACTTCTACAAACTCTCCTCTATTCGAGTTGCTTGCAGCTTTCTTCACATCATCAAAGAGTTCAATCATTTGAAAATGACACTCCCCATTGATAATTCTTTTAAATTTTGTCATACTTATTTACTTTTTTCAACTTCTTTTTTGATCAGAAAATCTATATACTGTCTTGCTTTTTTAAGATCTTCAATACCATTCTTTCTTTTATATCTAGAAATATATTTAATTACATTACCTTCACAAAAATTAAAATTGTTTTCAATAATAAAATCTATTGGTTCAATCTTGTTTGCTATGTAGTGTGCTGGTTCTTTTATATTGTCTGCCATATTAAATCCTTTTTTTTAGCAAGGTGGGGAAAACGATAGAAAGGGAAAAAAAACCCCACCCTGCTGGATACCCTTTAGCCTAAGTTAAAAGGTATATTCGTTATTACCACCATCATCTGCTTTTGCAAAGCTATTATTACTAGACTTACCTGCTCCACTTGGTGTTAAAATTATAGTCAACTCTCCTGCTTTTACTTTGCCGTCTTGATCTTTAGACGGAAAGGCAGCTTGGTTGTACCACTTACCATTAATGTTTACTCCAATAGTCCAGTTCTTATCTGGATGCTTCATATTTTTTGGACCAACATATATAGGAAGTTTATCTTCTGGTGACTTCCAATCTGGGTTCTTGGTTAAGTTAATGTATATCTTGTCGGATTTATTATCCATGTTTACTCCTTGGTTATATCAATCTTATGATTGATTATTGTTTAGTTTGACCTCATGCTCACGAGTATGTTTCATAACTTGCTCGAATGCTTTAAGGTTATTTTTTTTAAGATACATAACTTGATCTCTAACCAAATCTTTAACTGCAGACAGTTGTCTTGAAGTTGTTGTGTCAGAAATATCTTTTATTATATCTTCTACATTTACCTCATCATCAAGGTAAGTAGGTTCTTCTACAGATTGCTCTGAAGAATTTTGTTGGAATGGTTTTGCATTGTAACCATCTTCTAAATCCATGCCTGTCTTTAAGTTCAAAGCATTTAAGAACGCATACTTTCTACTGTATGACATTGCTTGACCTGTTCCGTACTTATCTAAACCACCCATAGCAGTACATCCATCGATCACAATAAAACTTTTTGGATCATCGATGTCAGTTATTCTCATGGTGCAAGTAACAACAACACATTTATCTGTGATGTCTGTTATGTAATTGCAGGTTGGATATAAACCATTTTCTAATAGAGCTGCCATTGCAACTCTTTGAACATCATCATGTAGTAAAGGATTAAAAGGCATACCTTTAACCTTACTTGCTTTCTTTACACCACTCGCATGATTACAGGCGTTGTAAAGTTTCTTATGTATGTTACTCATATTATTTCCCTTCATTTGATATACATTTATTTCACTACTCATTATTTCTCCTTTTAGTTTATGTTTTTAAAACCTTTATATTTTAAATGTTTTTCTTTATCTGTAACTCTATATGCAACTTTGTTAATAGGTTCTTGATATTGATGCTCTCTTCTTTTACTGACAAACATACCAGAACTAGAGCCAATAGAATTTAATCTATTTATTGATTTAGCTTCTTCTCTTTTTTTATTTCTTTCATCTTCAATTTGTTTTAAAGATTCTAGTTCTTGTTTGTTTTTTTCTATTTTAGCTCTTGCGTTAGCTAAAAATTCAGAAGTACCTTTTGTTAAAAGAAACTCTATTTGTTCTAATAATTCTTTATTATTATTATAAAGTTTATTTTTTTGTTGTTGTATTTGTTTATTTGATTTCATATTTTTATACCCCATAGTTTATTGATTAGTTGTTTTTGTTCATCTGCTAGATCTTTATAATAAAAGAAATGATTAAGATCTGGTGGCTCCATCATGTTAGCTAATCTGTTGATGTTACCTTCAGAAAACATAATCATTTTTTCCCATGTTAGAATTTTATCTACCATGACATCATAAAGATGTTGTAAATGATCTGCCTTCATTAACTCATGGCTCTTATCAAAGATAACAAAATCTTTATCATTAACATATACCAGATAAGGTATCTTCTTTGTTGCCATGTAGTAGAACGAAGTTTGTGTAAGGTTCTCAATCGTAGGTTCAGTTGGTAGATCTTGAGAGATCATGTTCCATTCTTCTTTACCTCTAACCTTTTTTAAATTAGGTGGTTTAGTTTTAAGTTCTATAAATTTTGTTTTAGTTTCATAATCGATACGACCAATGACAGGCTTGATCATGTCAAACTCTTTTAGTTCTACATATCTTTCACAAACTAATTTTTCTTTTTCGACAATCTGCTGCACAACTTTCTTTGTGATTGGAATACAATCTTCTGCAAACTTAATCATAGCTTCTCTGCCGAACTTATCTTTTGCGTCTATTGGTGGTTTTTCATTTAAAGTATCTAATTCATTTTGAAAACAAACTGTTTGATCTCTATCCCATTCAGTTTCTTTATCTGTCTTTGATGTATAAATAACATCTGCAATTAATCTTTGAACCACATTATTAACTAAATTACCAAAGTTAGCTTTGTATCTAACTAACCAAGATCTTCTAATTTTTTGTGGGAAACTGTAACCAATAATATTTTTTGCAAAGGGTGTACTTGTAGATGAATAAGACCAATGAG